TGCGCTGGGTTGGGCAACCACATCCACAGTGACGATTTCAAAGTCACTGACATGTCCGTTGGAGTCGTTGACATTTCCTGATCCACGACTGCTAACACCTAGTTTTACACCGTTGGTCAACATGGTCTTGACCAGTTCTCCCATTGGTGTTGGTAATACTTTTAATGTGCCATAACCGCAAGGGCCTTCCATCCACATTTTTTCAATCATGTGACTGACTCGATCCAGGTTGATTTTCAAATCATCTGGATGATCCACTTCGCCCAAGACACTGTGGCCAGATACAATCTGTTCATTGATGGTTTTTACTGCGTTGGCTATTTCACTCACAGGATACACACGCTCGTTGGCGTTTCTTACGCCGCCTTCGATGCAAATGCCTTTGAGTTTCAAAGTTTTGCCACCGGAACCGTCCGCAGCTTCTTCCGTCAACAATTCAATGTTGGCCTGGTTGAAGCTGAGGTGTTCTTTTAGATATCGAGCCATATCCGGTTATTACCCTTTTGGAAAAGGAGTTCTGGTGTTTACGCCGGCTGCTTGTGTTGTTGTTGGCTTTGGCGCTGCCGCTTGTTTGGCATTGCTACCACCCTTACCAGGAACATTTTTATATGTGCTGGCACCAGCTACATCTGTTGATTTAGGAGTTGGTCGGCCTTGTGCAGTGTCACCAGTCATTCGAACTGGACTGGCTGCCATGCCTCTAGCGCCTGAGTTAGCAGGAACTACACTTTTGGTGTTGGCACCGTCGTCGCCCATTTTTGGAACAGCCACTTTGTCTAAAGTGATTGCTTCCATCATTGCTTCGTCATCAGCAAAGGCCATTGTGTCGTCTTGTGCAAGAGCGTCGCCGCCTAGTTCATCACCCATTTCGTCATCTAAATCGCTTTCAATGCCGTCATCTTCACCGCCCATGATAGCTTCAAATTCAGCCATTAGTTCGTCTAACTTGTCTTCCAAGTCGATAACTCGGTCTTCGATGTCACCTTCGTCATGATCACGTTCCATGTCATGGGTCATGTCTTCGCCATCTTCTTCGGCTTTGTCGTCAAATTCTGCGTCAGACTCATCTTCTTGCATGCCTCGTTCTTCGGACTCCACATCGTCGATTAAATCATCGCTGGCGTCGCCACCAATTTCTTCTTCCATTCCGCCTGCTGGAACTGGAACAAGATTTTCGTCAACTTTACGACCATGCTTGTAATCGTATTCTAAATCTTTTTTGACTTTTTTAGCGTCCCGTTCTGCACGATCGTCAGCTTTTTCATCATGTGACTCTTCATCTAACTCTTCGTCCTCTTCTTCATTCATGAGGTTCTCGTAGATTTCGCGTGACTTTTCAACCACGATGTCGTGGAAAAGTTCTTTGGCTTTCGCCTCTTCATCATTGATCACGTATTCGATCAACTGTTCAAATTTCGATGTCATAATTTCTCCTTAAGTAATGGCTCGTATATTACTTACATGAGATTGGTAATATTGGTACTTTTGAGGTGTAAAACTGGTAGTTTTTGAAAGAAATTGTGACTGTAGTATTACAGTGCAGGAGCAGCTGGAGCAGGTGCGTACTGTTGTTTTACTAATTTAAGTTTCTCTCGATATTCCACAGACCTTATATCATTCATCTGACGCAGTTTGTTTAACTGACGTAGAGTCAGGCGAGTCTTGCGCAGATCTCCCAAGGTAGGCTGGCTATTGTCCTGGCCAAGATCTTGGTAGCCAGGTGCTGCACGGTCGTATATTTCGTTAAGATTCATCGTGTATTTATAACGCAGGCACTCCACCAGCGGCACCACCTGCGGGCGGTGCACCGGTACCAGGCGGTTGTCCAGCTATGGGCGGTGTGGCACCCAGTTGTCCTGCATCGGGCATGATTTCTGCACCGGCCAGGTCTTGACCAGCTGTGATGTCACTTTCCATGCCAGCAGGAGTGATGCCAATACTACGCAGGTCTTGACCTTGTGTGGTCTCAACTTCGGGCTCTTCGCGTTCTTCTCTCCAGGACACTTCGTTTTCCATGATCTCTTCGTCAGTTAGACCCAAGAAACGTTTCATCATGAATCGTTTGCTCATGTAAGGCAACTGTTCCAGCTGTGTAAATGCGCTGATACGGCTGTTGTCCATTTCAGCTTGGCGGTATGTGGCAAAGTTTTGTGGCTCGCAGAAGGAAAGACTGAACAGACCCGAGTCAATGTTGAACCCTCTCCAGTGCAGGAACATCTTGAACTCATCATCTAACTTCTGCATGATCAAGTTCTGCAGGCGCTTGCAATACTGGTTAAAACGATATTCTTGTATGAGTGCTGTGCCCACTTTGCCGTCAGTGAATGCACGATCCGAGTCGTCTGGGCCTGTGGGCAAGTAACTGCTGGGCACACGCAGACCGCGGGCCATTTTGTTATTGAAGTATTTTAAATCGTCAATCTCGCCTAGGTTTGTGCCACCCGGCAACACTTCCACACTGCTGCCGCGACCATCGCTGGTGCTGGGGAAAAAGTAATCTTCGTTGATACTGAGTGGATTGTATGACGCATCCATCATGTTGGCACCACCGCCTGTGTTGGTTGGAATACGACGCTGATGCATTTCGTTTTTGACTCGCTCCACAAACTGCATTGCCAAGTGACTGGGCATGTTGCCCACATCTATCTTGAACACTCTGCGCTCAGGTGCCCGTTGTACACGGTAAATCAGCACAGAATCTTCTAGCAATTCTTTTTGTTTGTAGACCTTGAATATGTTTTCCAGGATGCTCTGCCCAAATGGCCAAAAGAAATCCAAGCCTTCGTTTAGGCTAAGATGCACCACATGTCGACTGTCCAGGCACGTTTCGTTCATGGCCTGTTGGAAACGACTACCACCTGCTCCACCGGCACCTGCGCCACCTCCCCCACCACCACCGGGTGCGGTATAATTGTTCTGCCCAATAGTGCCAGTGGCACGACTCACATAGTAATCACTCGTGGTCTTTTGAGCTATGCTCATGTTTTGAAAGTTGGGATTGATGTCACGTATGATATACTGTTCAGGCCTCTTGCCTTCGCTTTCGTTCACAATGACCCTGGCAACTTTGACCATGTCCACCCAGTACATTTCAAATGTTTCTGGATCACGCACAAATACCTGGTCTCCGTACTTGATCACATTGCGGAACAGCTTGAACATGCGTTGATCTAGCTTGTTCAACTTGGTCCATTGTTGCAGTTGTTTTTTGACAATTTCAATTTCGTGATCGGTTGGCTTGTCGCTAAAGTTTATGTCAAATGGAGTTTTGTTATCTTGATTAGTCTGTGTGCTAAACTCAGCTATGATGTCTAAACAAGCATTTACTTCACTGTCGCAGTCCATGTTTTCATACTGATTGTAACGTTCTACACGATTGGGGTGACCAGAGTATACTTCAGGCAATCTACTGGCATAGTTGCGGAACGCAAAGTCGTTGCCGGTGCCGGGTGTATCGTACCCGGAGCCGGTCTGCCTGGGATAGTTGGGCAGGCCAAATTGATTGGAGCCTGAAATTGGGCTTAGTTGGCCGCCAGTGTTGGCAACTCGAAAATACTTTTTCCATCCGCGCCCTTGACCGCCGTTTTTGTTTTCTGCCATAGTCTAGTATTTATGGCGTTATCTGCTCTGCTGCAATATCTTTGTGCTGACACTGACCTGATTTTGCATAATATTGGCTATTTCACTAAGTTGACTCAATTTTTCAGCTGATCGAGTATTGTTCTTTTTTTCTTTGAATATCTCAACTATTTGGTTTATTTTGTCCAAACGAGTTGCCATTAACAAGGCAGTATCTGCACTGGTATCAAAAGAAAACGCAGGAGTCGGCGCTTGCGATTGCGGGGTTATTGTTAATCTTTCTTCGCCGTGCATGACAATATCGGGGGTATAGCCGCTTGCCGGACCCGACAATGTTCCTTTCCATCCCATGGCTGCAGACACCTGCGCATGGAAATGCCCACCAGTGGCACCTTTGCTAGGATGGTTATATTCATCAATCACATAACTAGCACCCATTCCTTTGAGTTGCTGTGTAATTTGATGTCCTTCTGCGACTGTGGGTCTATGGTCTAGTGTAAAATCCATGGCTCTTCCAAAAGCATGCTGACTGGTAGAGTATCGTTCTGCATGGAAATTGTCGTTCAAAGAAGTAATTACGTGGAAGCCAGATATCTGGCTTTGTGCTGATTTTGCCAAGTTAATTAAACGGTCGTCAAGCAATCGTCCGTCGGCTTGAACGTCTCCGGCTCGCAGATTCAATCCCATTTTACGAAGCTCGGCGGTAGTGCGGGCAACTCCGCCCTTGGCTCCAAGATCTCCAGTAGCGGGTTTACCGGCAGCAGGTTCAACGGTGACGGGTTTATCAGTGACTTCACTTTTGGTTCCTGGAATCAGGTCAACCGCACCGCCTGCAACTTTGCCCACTGCTTCCATGGCAGCCACGGCCGGAGTAATACCTTTGTTTATAAAATTTTGAAAAGAATCTCTAAGTCCTTGTTCGGTTATTCTCAGTTCCACCATTGATTTTGTGCTGGGGTCAAGTGCATCTTTTTGTTGGGCTTGTTCAGCCTTGGCCCGATCAAGCTGTGATTGCGCAGCCTCGTGTGTGTATCTGGCCATCTCTGACATGTCTTTTGCAGGATATAAAAAACCTTCTGTTGCATTTAATTTCATCTGATACCCGTAACGGTCTCTTGATTCTTTAATGCCATTGCCAATGGCATCCAGATATTCAGCTACGGTAAAGTTTTGCGATCTTAACAACGCAGCAGCCGCAGGTGCAGTTGCTATGGTCATTGCCAGTGACGCTACATCTTGTCCTATACCGCGCACGAATTCTTCTCGTATTTTTCCAGGTAATATTGCAGCCAAATCTCGATTGCGTTTGAGCTGTTCTTTGGCCATCAAATCTCCAGCGTTGGCTCTTCTTTCCAGTTCGTATTGCACTTGATTAAAAGCATCTTCGGCCATGGCCTGGGCTATTTTTTCTTGAATTTGATGTTCGTCTTGGCCAGTCAGCTTGTTTAACTGATCTATTTCTTTTATGTACTCGGCTGATCTTTCAGCCAATCTATCAAGTATACGGGTTTTGCTTACGCCAAGATCTTGTTGATTTTTTATGAACCCGGCTACTCCACGATTGATATTGTCGGGTGTTTTGCCCATCTGCTGGAAAGTTTTGCCTATATTGCTGTGCTGTATTTGGTTGGTTACATTGGCAAATGACCGCATGCCCTCTGCTGCTGTACCACCCAAGTTTGCCAATGCTGTGCTATTTTCCTGTAGCATGGCAGTCATTTGCGCAAGATCTTTAAGTCCATAATTAAACCGTTGCATGTTGTTGTAAACATCGGCCATGCCGCCCGGTGTGGCCAAGCCATTTTTGTTTAAATCTTGATAGGATTTAAACAATTGGTCGGCTTGTTGACCTGATTTTTTAGCATAGGTTCCAAAAACTTTGGTAGCCGCATAAACTCCAATTGTTAATATTGCAAGTTGTGGAGCTACCAATCTGGTCAAGATTGTTAACACTGCTCCCAGTGCGTCAATCTGGCCGGCCATGGCCTCCATGCCTTGCTGGCCGTCATACATGGCCTTGGTCCAGTTCTGGAGACCTTTGCCCAGTTGTTTAACTGCGTCTTCGCTTATTGTTTTTGCGAGTTTTTCAGTCTTGGTAAGACTTTTGGTTGCATCTTTTAATACTTCAACTTGTCGTGCCGTGGGTGGTAACCCAGATTCCATGTGTTTAAACCAGGTATCTAGTATTTGTTGTTGGTATTCAGGGCTATAGTCTGACATGACGTAGGTATCGTGTTATCTCGACGCTTGCAAAATCTTGGTGCTTACATTGACTTGATCTTGCATGGACCGACTTAGTTCTTCTAGTTTTACCAGCTGTTGTGCCACCAAATCATTTTCTTGTTGATTTCCTAAAATACCAATCAGTACATCCAACTTTTCCGTCTGTTGTTGTAACATTGTGTTGGT